CGAGTCCCGCCGCTCCCATAACTCACTAAGCCTCAAGGAGTTACGAGTCGCGCCCCGCCCCGCCCTCGTAACTCGTTGATACTCAACGACTTACGACTGAAAAAAAAAGAAAGAAAAAGGCAAAATAGGGTTGCATCAAATCTCTCATGTGATACTCTCCTCCCATGCTGATACTAGCTAAGAACAAAGTTGATACCGAGCAGCTCGCAGAAGTTACCACCCCGTCTGCAACGGACACTCACACTCCAATCCCTCACGCGCTCCTCGCGGATCGCACTCGCACCGTCATTGATGCGGCTGGTTTGGAGATCGTCGAAGAGGAACACGCGATTGCGCGTGGTGGTCTTCGCTACTTTGGTGGCTTCGCCCTCAAGGGTGAGGCCATCGACGGAGATGACCGCAAGCTGGTGCTTGGTCTCCGCAACGCGCACGACAAGTCTTTTGCGGCTTCCGTGTGCATCGGCAACCAGATGATGGTCTGCGAAAATCTTTGCTTCTCTTCAGATGTGAAGCTCGCTCGCCGTCACACCGTCAACATCCTTCGGGATCTGAACACGGTGCTTTCGTCTGCCGTTAGTCGCGTGACTTCGCACTGGGTTGACATGGGCAATCGGATTGCTTCCTACAAGGAGAGTGAAATCTCCAAGGAGGCAGCTTCCGACTTGGTTGTCGATCTCGCTGAGATGGGCGCGTTTCCTGCGCGTTCCGTCTACAAGGCGGTGCAGGAGTTCCGCAACCCTCGCCATGAGGAGTTCAAGGGCGGCACTCTCTGGACTCTCTACAACGGGGTCACCGAGCACCTCAAGGGCGGGGACTTGACCAAGCTCCCCCAACGCACGATGACAACGCAAGCTGTCTTTGACAGGCTCGCGGGTCACAGGCCCAAGATCGTCGAGGCCGAACAGGTCGCCATGCCGAGCTAATTTGTGTGTGGTAACGCAAAGCCCCGTCCCCCCTTTCTTGTTTCGGGGGGGCGGGGTTTTTTAATGGTTTAAATACGCAAGTCATAACTCCTTGAGTATCAAGGAGTTACGAGGGCGCGGCCCCCGCCGCCTCGTAACCCATTGAGAATCAATAGGTTATGAATGAATTTTTAATAATAAAAAAGTTGACCAGAGAGCGTCTTGTGATATTGTCGCGCCATGTTAGGAACCATAACAACCAAATCGTTTACGATTAACTATTACCTCTATAAAGGGGAAGGACAGGACAGCGAATGGCTTTCCACTATTCTAGTCCAAAACAATTCAGGCCAGCCCATGCACACTAGCGATAGAGCAAAACTCTATGCAAAACAATATAATAGTCTTGATGGCTTGGTCCTTTGGGATATAGAGCCAGCTATGGAAGAGAACGGTGTTGATGTTATCACCATTAATAGTGGATCTGGGGTAATAAAAAAGGTTGCCAACGAGCGCGAAGCTAGACAAACTTTCGGTAGTAAGTAATGAAACTACTTAACGGAGGTAACTATAAAACATCAAAGGGAGAATCGTTTGGTTGGAAAACCTACGGCCTCCACCTTTCACCATTCAACATATCAGGAAACAATGTTTGCCCTAATGCTTCTACTGGTTGCGCTGCTGCTTGTCTTAATACTGCTGGCAGGGGAATCATGCGAAACGTCCAAGAAGCCCGAATCAGAAAAACACAGTTCTTTTTTGATGATAGGGAGGGATTCTTACGCCAGCTATTCAAAGAAATCAAAAGCTCGATTAAAAGCGCGACGAGAAAACAACTAAACTCTTGCTTTAGGTTAAACCTGACAAGTGACATTGCGTGGGAGAGATATATCATCCCTGCTTTCAAGGATCATCAATTCTATGACTACACGAAAAGCAAAACAAGAATGCGTAGGTTTCTCCAAGGAAAGCTACCAGAAAACTACCACCTCACCTTCTCTCGATCCGAGGATACCAAGGACTCAGAAGTTAAAGAGTTTTGCAGCGCGGGTGGCAATGTTGCGGTCGTTTTTAGAGGACACCTTCCCAGTGAATGGAAAGGGATCAAAGTGATAGACGGAGACGTTTCAGACTTGCGCTTTCAAGACGAACAAGGTGTAATAGTCGGGCTGGTCGCCAAGGGTCTCGGTAAAAAAGATGAAACAGGATTTGTAGTAGAACCAAAGTAATGAGTAAAAACACACAAAAACAAATAGTTAGCTTTGAGAGTCTTATGGTCTCGCTTCTAGCGGAGTATACTGAAGAGCTTTCCAAAGATACCCCAAGCCTTACGGCTTCAATGGAAATAGGTCACAAGATGATTGAAATAGGAAAGATGCTAGACACCTCAGAAAAAGGCGTTAAGAAAATCTATAAGATGCTGTCAAATGGATGAATGGAGCAGAACTGTGGATTGCAATTCTAGTTTTACTAACAACAATAATTCTTTTAATAGGCTGTAGCAATGGAAGAAACAAAGAAAGGCAGACCCGTTGGAACGGGAGGAATCTACAAACAGAGAGGCGCTTACGCGACAAGGCACAAAGGTCAAGAATCTATACAAGAGAAACATATAAATTACATGCGTGGCCTGTCAACAGTGGTGGGCGAGGCTTGCGACAGATACTTTGAGAGAAAAGGAATGCCGAAAGTCCTAAGCTGGTCAGCGAAAGCAAAACAAGAAAGAGAAGAAAGAAAAAAGAAATCAGCATGAGCAAAACAAAATTCTTTAAGGCTTCTCGTTCTGGCAGGAAGATGATTCCTTGCACAGAAGCAGAGAACGAAGAGCATCGTGCGCGTTGTGCGGTGCGAGGGCACTTCTATAAAACGATTGAAATCCTCTGTGACATGGGATACAAAGAAATCGCTTTTGAGGTTAGGGCAGCAGCAGATACAAAAACTAGATACTGGTCTAGTGAGCGTAAGAGCAAACCCAAACCACCGAAAGCGGAGCTGTCCGAGAGCGGCTCTTGGGTTGAATACTGCAAGATAAGAGGCTTGAAATTTTAAAGACAAATCGAGCGGCATGGTGTGCGGGGAGATCCCGCAACACGGGTTTCTACGTCTTTGCCTGTCATGAAACACCGCTCGTAAGTCCCTCGTAACCAATGGGTTACGAGGGGCCGCCCCCTCCAAACTCGTAACTCCTTAAGTATCAGTGAGTTACGATTTATAGATGGAAGTCTAAAAAAAAGCCGCACGATGTGCGGCTTGGGTTAATTGTTTATTTGCTTATTAAGTGTTTATCCTGTAACCTAGACTATACTGTTAATATAATAGTTATTACTATAAGGAATACTAGCCACCACTGAAAAGCAGACATTTATTGTTTTATTAAGTGGGCTATATGCTCCTCAATATAATCACTAAACTCTTTTATTGCTTTAGTATGCTTGTATCTCTCATTCACTGCCGCAGCATAGTGATGATCGCCACCCAGAGGGTAGTAGTCTCTAGCATGAAACTCACACTGTTTAACTGTGTCTTGTAAGACATGTATTGCATTGAGTATATCTGTATAGCCATGCAGTAACATCTTTTTGCCTGTGCCATTCATATGGACTACGGGCAGTGGGTATGAAGTTTGTTCTTGAACACTCATTACCGCTACACACTACTACCACCTACGGTGGTAGTCAAGAGAAAAAATGAATTAAAATACCACGGAAACTAACGTGCAAAAAAGTGTGGCTGCAATAAACACTAGAGATATAATAGCTTCTACTCTGCTCATATAATTATTAAGGGTTTCTGCGGTAAACTGAGGTTACTTATTTGTCGATTATTTTGTTATTCTTCGACAGGTTTTATATATATGTATACTATATACACATATACTTATTAAGCCGATCTGCCATAAACTGGGCACTATAATTTAAATTAATTAATAATAGTCTGCTTAAATAGCGCAAAAGCCCTTTTTATTTGGTCGAATTAGGTTAAATTGGGCCTCTCTCTCGTATCGCAAGAATATATTTATTTATTTAGGGCGAAGGAGACTATCCTAATTATTTGGGTTTTTTATTAAGAAACTAAGAAAGAGACTTGTTTTATTGTATTTACTATTATATATTACCCTATGTATTCTTATATAGCTCTATAGTATACTCTATTCTTTTTAATTATATTTTATTATTATTTAATAGTTTATATTAATTTAAATGTATTTTATTACAAATTATATTAATCTT